TGATGCGCGCCGTGTGGCTGCCGGTGTCGAGCTATACGAAACAGGGGCTGCTGGGCATGGTATTCCGCGCCCCGCCTAAAACCGATCTGCCGTCACAACTGGAATACATGCTAGAAAACGCGGACGGTTCCGGCCTGTCGCTTGAGCAGTGCGCGAAAATCTACACTGGCGAGGCTATCGAGGTCGGGCGCTGTGGAATCCTGGCAGAATACCCAGAATCAGAGCCGGGGCTCTCTGCTGAGCAGGTAGCAGCGCGAAACCTACAAGCCCGCCTAACCACTTACCGCGCCGAGTCGATCGACAACTGGAAGTTCGAGCTAATCGGCGGCATCTTAAAGCTGACGATGGTCAAGTTGTGCGAGCTGACCGAGATTGAGCAGGACGAATACTCATATGAGGAAGAAACGCGCTATCGGGTGCTGAGATTGCGTGACGGCGTGTACACCCAAGCCGTTTACAACGAAAAAGAAGAAGCGATAATTCCAGAATTTGCGCCTACTGATTTTAATGGCGCGACGTTCGACCACATCCCGTTCCACTTTATCGGCAGCGAGACTAACCGGCCAGATGTGGATAAGGCGGTGATCAGCGGTATTGTTGATTTGAATACTGCGCACTTCCAAGTGACCGCCGACCATGCTAAGAATCTGCACATCCATAGCGGTGGCACGCTGGTTATCAGCTCGACCATGAGTAATGAACAATGGAAAGAGGCAAACCCCAACGGGATCACCGTTGGCGCGGATCAGGGCATCTTTTTGGGTGACGCCGGATCTGCATCCTTGCTACAGCTTGAATCGACCGGCGCCTCGGATACCCGTCTGGCTGCGCTTGAGGCCCAAATGCTTGCCGTAGGCGCCCACCTGATAACCGAGCGCGGCGACAACGAAACCGCAGAAGCCGCACGCATCGACGCCAGTAGCAAAGCGTCTGCATTGCTAACCGCCGCCGATAACGTGTCTGAGGCTGTCGAGGCCGCTCTAGAGGATGCCGCTCGGTTTATGGGCGGCGATCCTGAGGCGGTGGAGTTCGAGCTAAATCGCGAATTCTTCCCGAAAGGCGTAGACGCGCAGGCAGTTATGGCTTCGATTCAGCTTCTAGACCGTGGCGTCATCGCGCTGGCAGACGTGCGCGACTCTCTGCGCGGCACGCCATACCTTAACGCAGATCGCACTGATGACGAACTCGACAGCGAGGCAGAGGAAGTCGAGCCACTTGCGCCAGTTGTTGCGGCGCCTGTGGTGGCTGAGTGAGTACGCAAGGATATTTGTTCGATGCCTTATCGAGACATCAACTGTTCATCCAGCGCCTAGCATCCGGCCAGGTTAAAAAGTCGCTGCCGATTATCCGTCGTATGGCAAAAGAGATCAGGGCTGCACTATTAGGCCATGATCTAACCAGTTTTCAAACCGCAAGACTCACGGCGCTGCAACTAGAAATAAACGCCATCACCAAGGCTGCCGGTGTAGCTATTGAGCAGCAAACTATGCCAGCTATGCAGGATTTTGCAGCCTATGAGGCACAATTTACGCAGAAGATGCTTGCCGGAGCGGTGACAGTTGAGCTTGCCGGCGTGAATAGTGCGGCACTGTCGCGGGCTATCGAGTCGGCGCCAATGAAGCTGATTAGCGGTAAGAAAACGATCAGCACGACGATGCTGGGGATTTTCGATACGTTCGCTGCCGGCACTTCGCGGGAGGTTATGACCGCTGTGCAAGCTGGTATCACGCGCGGCTCAGTCACAAAAGAAATTGCCGCCGAGGTTTTCGGGCTGGTCAATGCGCGCACCAAGGCGCAGGCCGAGACGGTCGTTCGGACTGCTGCGAATATGGCGGGTAGTGTTGCGCGTAATGAGTTGTATAAGGCTAACTCTGACATTCTGAAAGGCGAGGAGTACAGCGCAGTTCTAGATGGATCTACCACGATCACATGCGCATCGCTCGATGGGAATATTTATGCTGTCGGTGTAGGCCCATTGCCGCCACTGCACTACAACTGCCGCTCCGTTCGCGTGCCAGTAGTAGATGACGCATTCAAGGCGTTGCGCGAAGGATCTACGCGCGCAAGCATGACCGGGCCGGTTAGCTCGCAGACCACATACAATAGCTGGCTTGGCCGGCAGTCTAAAGAGTTTCAGGTGGAAGTGTTGGGCGTAGAGCGTGATGAGTTGTTCCGGTCTGGCAAGCTAACGCTGAGCAAGTTCACCGATGATGCTGGCAGGGTTTATACGCTGGATGAATTGAAGGCGCGCGAAGGGTTGACGTTGTAGCGGAAATTTCTTGACGCCATCACTCGCCATGCTATTGTGCCTAGGCGGATTGGCCGCGATGACTGGAGATGGAAAATGATTTTGCTACCTTGTGGGCTTGTTGCTCTTGCTGTAATTGGCTTTATCCTGCTCTATCTAGCTATTGAGGTTGGCGGTGCCTTTACCGGCCTACTGGCATTGCTTGGTGGTTGCGCGTCTGTTGCGGCTGCTGTTATTGGTCTTATCGGATATTGCGCACTAATCATGGATTACATCGGCGCAGAACATAAAGCCAGCATCATGAATCGCGAATATGGTACAAAATACACGCAAGAAGAAGTGTTTTATGCGTCCGACGTGATCGAAACCGTGCGCGAACTTGACCGCAAGCGCATTGAGATTAACGGCGACATCCTGAAAAAATAATCGCCAAAGCAACACAAATCAGCCCGCCAAGCGCGGGCTTTTTCTTGCCTGCAATTCATGATTGGCACACTACTTGCACGCATTCTTTTCTAGGAATACAATTTGCATATGTCAGGTGACATATTGATAGCCTACGGGGTAGGAAATGCTTAAGTTCGAAGTTGATACGCTTGACGGCGTTGACGATGCACTGAAATCGCTTTACGAAGAAAAGAATGGCAAGTTTCGATTGAAGGTAGAGGGCATCGACCCCGCCGACGAACTTAAAGAAGCCCTGCGCAAAGAGCGCGACGAACGCAAGGCAGCAAAAGACAAGCTAAGCGAGTTCGAAAAAGCGCAAGCCGAGGCAGCACAAAAGAGCCTCGAAGAGCGGCAAGAATACGAAACGCTGTACAAGAACACCAAAGGCGCCTTCGATAAGCAGGCGTTAGAGTTTGAAGAGTTCAAGCGCAAGCTGGCCGATAAAGAGCGCGGCGAGCTGGCAAACGAACTGGCAACCAGCCTGACCCGCGACACCGCGCGCGCTGAGTTGCTCCGCGATAAGGCGCTGGCCTTTATCGCACACACGCCAGACGGCGTGGTTATTTCAGGCCCGGACGGCACTCTAACTGTGGATCAGTTGAAGAGCCATCTAGCCGAGCGTTATCCGTTCCTTGTGGACGGGAATCAATCATCCGGCGGCGGGGCTGCTGGTAGCAAATCGGGCAGCGGGGCTGTCAAAAAGTTCGAAGAATACAGCGGTGCCGAATTGTCGGAAATCCGCAAAAAAGACCAAGCCCAATATGACCGGCTCAAAGCCGATCACAATATCCGCACCCGAGGTTACTAAAAATGGCTACCGTTCAACTTGCTGACATCATTGACGTTAAAGTCTTTCAAGACTTGCCGTCTGTAAATTCGCCTGAAAAAACCGCGTTCTACACCTCGGGTATCGTTGCCCGTAACGCGCTGTTTGACAGCATCGCCACCGCTGCCGGCAAGACTGCCGAGCTGCCATTCTGGAAGGACATCGACGAAACCGTCGCGCCAAACCTGAGCACCGACGCACCTGGCACCGTTGCAGTACCGGCCAAGGTTGTTCAAGGCGAGCAGATTTGCCGTAAGGCTTTCTTGAACAAAGGCATGTCCGCTTCTGACCTCGCTTCCGAACTGGCCATGGGTCCGCGCGCTATGGAGCAAATCCGCGCACGTATCGACACCTACTGGACTCGTCAATGGCAGCGCCGCTTGATCGCTACCACTAACGGCCTGTATGCCGATAACGTGGCGTCTGGCTCCAGCGATATGATCGTAAACGTGGCCGTTGAATCGACCGGCTCTCAAACCGCGTCTACCAAGTTCAACCGCGACAGCTTCACCGACGCCGTGTACACCATGGGCGACGCTGCTGACGCCCTGCGCGCAATCGCCGTTCACTCTGCCGTAATGAAACAGATGGTGAAAAACGATGACATCGTTTACATCCCTGACAGCATGGGTCAACTGACCATCCCTACCTATATGGGCCTGCGCGTTATCGTTGACGACGGCATGACCGTTACCGCCGGCTCCACAAGCGGTTTCAAGTACACCTCCGTACTGTTCGGTGAAGGCGCGTTTGGCTATGGTGACGGCGCACCGATCTACCCGGTTGAGGTTGAGCGTCAAGAGGCCCAAGGTAACGGCGCAGGCGTTGAAACCCTGTGGACCCGTAAAACCTGGATCTTGCATCCGTTCGGTTATCAGAACGTCGGCACCCCAGCCTCGTTCTCGTTCACCCCTGCCGAGCTGGCCGCTGCTACCACTTGGGATCGCGTGATTGAGCGGAAGAACATTCCACTCGGCTTTCTCGTAACGAATTAACGTTACGCAGGTTAGTAAATGCTGTATAATTACCCCTGAGATAACATCAAAGGGGTTTTTTATGTCTCTGGTAAAAGTTGGTGATCAGTTCGGAAGCTTGCAGGTTGTATCCCTGTACAGAAAATGGAGGGACGGTGACAGGTTGTCAAATCCGTGGGCGTACATGGCCGAATGCTCATGCGTTTGCGGCGGGTCTAAGTCTTGCGAGAGGGGGAATCTAAAAGCAGGAAAGGTTACGCGGTGTGATAAATGTGCTGTTTGCGCTCTTGGCGCGGTAAGGGGCTCGCATGGCCATTCGTATATTAATGATCTGCGCGCCAAATCCGGCGGCATCATAGGTTGCAGGGACACCGGCCGAAACGCTGACGAGCGTACCGGCAAACGTAACGGCTGTAGGCATTTTGTGTATCCTCTTTTGCTAAATGCAAGTTGTGTGCCAATTCTAGCACGGCGGTTAAACTGGAACAAACGCCCGATAACTAATCGACAGGCTAACGCGATACCATCCATCAACAACGCGGCCTTGCGATACGTCGAAGGCCGTGATCTCAACAAGGCCGGCAAGAATCGTGCCACGTTTGAAGCTCGCGCCGATTGCGTCTGCCTTAGATAGTGCTGCACCTGCGCCTGTGTTTTCTGGATAGTTAAGGTCAATCTGTACTAGCCCCGTATTTTCGTTGCTGGTCGCAATCGAAAGCGGTGTTTGCGCTGCTGGAATATGGAAAAACGCAGCCCACGCGACCGAGCTGGCAGGCTTAACGAATGCCGCGTTCTCCCATGCCGTAAGCGCATCTGTAAAGAACGCGCCAGCACGATAGCGGGCGATTATTGCGGCGGGTATTGCTGCGGCTGCGGTCATACTGTCTTGCCTCTAAATATAATCTGCTATATACTATAAAAACAAACTAGCAAAGGTGGCGATGATATGTGGAAAACTATACCGGGTTACGAGGGCTTTTACGAGGTGTCAGATATGGGTGATGTTAGAAGCAGCGACAGACTTGTACATACCTCAAATGGAATAACCCAGCGGCGAAAGGGCAGAACGCTAAAGCCAGCACTTAGCGCTGGCTATCCATTTGTTCTACTGCAGGTTGCCTGCGAAAGAAAGCAGATTCATGTTCATCGCCTTGTAGCTAGTGCGTTCTGCGACAAACCAGAAGGCTGCGATGTTGTAAACCATATAGACGGCATCAAAACAAATAACGCGGCTAGCAATCTGGAGTGGACGACTTATAGCGGAAACGCCAAACACGCATACGATACTGGTCTGAACAAGGCAAAATATAGACAAGACCATAACAACTCGAAACTTACACAGTTTCAAGTCGATCAAATTAGGGGGATGCTAATAAGCGGGAAGAGCGGCTCATCTATAGCTAGGGAACTTGGCGTTCATGTCATGACCATATCTAACATTAGAAACGGTCGTAGCTGGTCAACTTGCGGAAATCCAATGTTAGACGAATGCAAATCAACGGCCAGCATGTCAAACAAAGGGGAGGATCACCCAGGATGCAAGCTTTCAGAGTCGGATGTGATATGCATCCTTGATAAGCTTTCCATGGGTATTCCTCAAAAGGTAATAGCAAGGGGTCATGGAATAACGCAGGCTACAGTCAGCCTTATAAATACAGGCAAAACGTGGGGCCACCTACCCCGCTAAACCTTATTGTCAGATGCAGCCTTTTTAACAATTTGCTGTATTCTGACAATATTTTTGCGGATCATACCTGCGGGGGCTTGGTCCGAGCCGCCCTCCTCAAGCGACTTTATATAGACTAGATTATTTGCTAGGTAGATAACCTTCCCACCGCTAAAGTCAGCCACGGTTGCGGATACTTCTTTAATCGCCTCGCCTTCTCCTAGCCTATCTACTTCGCCAGCTGCAGGCGCTCCGATTGAAGTCTGCCAATTCCCACGCGCCCGACCAGTATCAACCGGCGTATCTTTGATAATCGAACCAAACAACTCCAAAGCAATTGCTCGCATAGTTTCGTCAACGGACTTGCCCGCCTTGCCGGCGTACTTTTGCACGTCATCCGAAAAACTCACGCCCGCCCCTGAATAATAAACACCACGTTAGTCCCTTGCCCGCCAACCGGCTTAATGTTCTGGCTGGCATACGAAACGCCGCCGACAGTGACGATGCACGACATGGCGGGCTCAAGTACCACGCCTTCGCCAGATACGATCAACTTTCGGTCGCTAGTCTGTACAAGCGTGCCGGACTCATTGACGCGCCCTGAGTAGTTGCCGACGTAAACCGATACCGGGTAAGTTGTATATGTTGGCGCGTTAGTCTGCGTTGCTGGGTCGTATGTGGCGCCGGACTGGACTTGGAGAGCGCCTGACTGGCCGAACTCTTTTAGGATTTCCAGCGCATCGACGGCAAGGTCATCGTAAAGACTCATAGCCGAGTAACCGTGAAGTTAGAACCGCCACCCGATGTTTTATATAGCGGCTGAACAATTGCGTTGACAGACTTAAACACTGGGTAAGTATTGCCCGAGCCCGGAGCAAACTTTTTGGTAATTACGTCAACGGTAGTCTCAATCACTGGGCCGGACGCGCCAGGCTTGACCGTCGGCATCAACGACTGGCTATCCGCCTCAATCGCTAACTGGCACTGCGCACTAATCACCCGCTGCGGCACTGTATCACTGGCCTGCAACGACCCATAGACGTAAACGCCAGTGCGCGGCCATGCAAGTGGTTGGCTAGTCGAGGTGCGATAACCTTGCCACTGGTCTTCCAGCGATTCAAGGTAATCCATGGCCTGAATCAGTAGAACGTCAGGCGTGCCAGTAATCGTGACCCCGCGCGCAGCAGCGTATGCAGCCAGTTGGGCAGCGGTTGCGTAGGTGTCGACGCCGACAGTAATCGTCATGTGCAATCCTCATTTAATGCACAAAGTATGCCATAAAAAAAGCCGGATGTTTAGGCCGGCAATTCGTTAAGCTAGCGGCAGATCTAATCCGCCCTCATACCATGTCGAAAAGCTAGAAACTCGCTGTGTTTGGGCGTGCAGGCTTGTCGTGCGGAACAGGTAAGTAGTGTTCGGGGCCAAGATGCTTTCCAGACCGTCGGCGTCCTTTGCTGCTGACGACAGTACCGAGTTCCCCTGCCCAGTAGAGCCTAGCAGTGTGCGCGTAGGTGAAATCCTAACGCCGAGATCGGTAACAGTCGGCGCAAAAAGTATCTGCGCAAGTCCAGTTAACGGGTTAATGTCGCTCATATTGTAGTATGGCGTCGGAGTCCCGCCTGTATATGTTGGCGAGCGATAAGTATCAAGCTGGATACCTGCGCCGTCCCATTGGAATGCGCGACCCTTGATTGAGATCGGTAGCGCGCCAGTAATCACGACAATATCAGTAAATCCAGGCGCAGCTGGCAATGCCGGATTATACGTCGCAAGCGCATGTTGCGCCCCGTTCTTTACGTTTGCCTCCGTATAGTATTGAACAGTCATGGCGCGCGTGCCGATATACAGGCCGTCCGGTGACTCGGTGCGGACCTTGTGGCGCCGGTCGCCAGCTATATCACTAGTAACCATATCTGCGGCTGTACCGCCATTAAGCGGCGGCGCGCTCATTACTTACCAGCCTTGCGCACATACGGGCGCGGTGCCTCTTTCTCTACGACTGGTTCAGGCTCTGGCGCAAAACGTGCGTCGACAATCTTTAAGCCTTGGTCGCGCAATTCTTTCTTGCGCTCGGGCGATACAGGGTGCGGCTCATAAGCGATGGTCATTGCAAATCCTCTATATAAAAAAGGGGCAGCATAAGCCACCCCTTTAAATTAACGACTAGCGTTAAGCCTTGGCTTGGTCGCCAATGGTGATGACACCGGCGGTATGCTTGATATCGCTCGCCACTTTGTCCCAGTTGCTGCCGGTAGCCAGCTCGGCATCTGTAGGAGACTTGCCGCCGTTCGCCTCGTCCCAGGTGTAGCCCTTCAAGCCCAGACCGAAGGTGTAATCCACCTGCATAGTGGTTTCGATACGGGTCTGGCCGTTGTTGGTCTGGATATTGCTGATCAGGTCAGCACCATCAGAAACAATCGCGGCATCCGGGGCCAAAGACAGTACAAAGTCTTTGTTCGGGGTGCCGGCCAGGTACAGGCCCGGAGCGTCGGTCACGATGACTGCTTTGCCGAGGATATCGACAACGCGCACGCCCTGAGCCTGGAACAGCTGAGGGGTGTTGGTCAAGTTAGCGCCGATCAACTTGTGGTAGACCGCGCCAGTCATGATTTGCGCAACCAGATCGCCGGAACGATCGCCGAATTTAGCGTGGGCACCGTTCATGCTGCCATAGTTGATGCCAGCGGTTGCCGACACGTCGTTGGTTGCAGCAGCCTGGTTGCTGATAGCGGCAACCAGTGCGGCGATGGCGGTGTTGAGCTGATCTTTCATCAGCGCCTCGGCAAAGTTGCGGCTCGCCACTTCGATGCCTTCGGTGGTCGGCTTTTGCAGCCAGGTCATTTGGCTTGGCTCGTAACGGATCGGACCGAAGCCTCCAGCGACCTTGACAGTGCTGTGCTTGAGCTGGGTCAAATCGGTTGCCGATGCGGATGCCTGTGCGGCATAACGATCAACGCGGCGCTGTGCCGAGTGAATGGCAGCGAAGAACGACTCCTGCAAGAAGTCGCCAGTGAAGCCTTCGGTGGTCAGACGGATCGCACCATTGCTTGCACCGTTGAACTTCTCGACCATCTGGCCGAGGGTTTCAATGGTGGCGGGCATGATGTACTGGTTAAACACCTGCATTTGAGTAAGGGACATTGCTTTTTGCCTATTTTGGTAGATCAGGGAAGCGGGCAGCGATTGCTGCTTGACGCTCTTGTTTTGTGCCGCCTAGATTGCCTTTGGTAGCACCGCCACCTGATTTGCCACCGGGAGCACTGCCGCCCGACGATTGATTACCTTTGCGCAGGGCTTCAAAGTCACCCGTCGCAAACAATTCTTTAACGGCATCCTCTGCCGACTTACCACCTTTGCCGAGCACACCGGAGTCGGTGTATTCAAGCTGGTCACGAATGAATCGCGCCATAATCTTTGCATTTGCCGGGCTGTTAGCCTCGGTTAGCGCGGCTTGCATTGCTGCAGCGTCAAGCGCCTGGTTGGCAATGCTGCCTTTCAGCTCTAGCAGGCTTTTGCGCTCTGCCTCTGCTTCTTTCTGGTAACGCTCAGCAAGCGACTTGTACTCGCCCTGTTCGTGCTGCCGTGCGGTTTCGGCCTCTTGCTGCGCCTTTTCAATTTCTGCGGCTTTCTGCTTTGCCGATTTAGTCTCGTCAAGCAATTTTGCATGGTGCGCTTTGAGCCGTTCGTTTTCGGCTTTCAGTTCTGCAAACTCTGGGCTAACTTCTGGAATTACGGTTTCTTCGCTCACTGAGCATGCCTTTTGTAAATGACCACAGGTCGGTATGCAAATTGTATGCCTAGAAAAGAATGCGTGCAAGTAGTGTGCCAATAGCGAATTACAGGCAAGAAAAAGCCAGCAGGTTTTAAGTGCTGGCTTTTGTGTTTCAGTCTGAGGCATGTCGAGTGCCTTTGTCAGACTTTTTTCTCTCTGGAGGTTTTACTAGAACCGCAACCCAGTTTTTTACTTATCAGCACCCGTTGGAGTGGGTCAGATAAGTATACGCCGCGCCGCTACAACGTCAACCCCTCCCGCGCCTTCAATTCATCCAGCGTATAAACCCGTCCAGCATCATCGGTGAACTTGCTCAGCGTTAGCTTGCCAGACCGAAACAGGTCAGCACGTTCTACGCCCAGCACTTCAACCTGAAACTCTTTAGACTGCCGGCCAAGCCAGCTGTTGTATGTGGTTTGCGAGCTTACCGGCCCGGTCATGCTGGCCCTGGTAGCTCCTTCGCGTAGAGCCTTGAATGCGTCATCCACTACAGGCACGCGCACAGATCGGCAGTTGTAGTGCAGTGGAGGCAACGGGCCTGCGCCCACTGGGTAGATATTTCCATCTAAAGACGCACAGGTTATCGTAGTGGAGCCATCTAGGACGGCGCTGTATTCCTCGCCTTTCAACACGTCACTGTTAGCCCGATAAACCTCAGACCGCGCCACACTCCCCGCCATATTCGCAGCAGTACGAACTACAGTCTCGGCCTGCGCCTTGGTGCGCGTATTGACCAGCCCGAAAACCTCGGCGGCGATTTCCTTTGTAACTGAGCCGCGCGTGATGCCAGCTTGCACGGCGGTCATAACTTCGCGCGAAGTACCGGCAGCGAAGGTGTCGAAAATCCCCAGCATGGTAGTGCTGATCGTTTTCTTACCGCTAATCAGCTTCATTGGCGCCGACTCGATAGCCCGCGACAACGCCGCACTATTAACGCCAGCAAGCTCAACAGTCAACGCGCCGGCTAGCATCTTCTGCGTAAATTGTGCCTCATAGGCTGCAAAATCCTGCATCGCTGGCATAGTTTGCTGCTCAAGGGCTACACCAGCGGCCTTGGTGATGGCGTTAATTTCGAGTTGTAGCGCGGTCAGTCGTGCGGTTTGAAAGCTGGTTAGATCATGGCCTAATAGTGCAGCCCTGATCTCTTTTGCCATGCGACGGATAATCGGCAGCGACTTTTTAACCTGGCCTGATGCTAGGCGCTGGATAAATAGTTGATGCCTCGATAAGGCATCGAACAAATATCCCTGCGTACTCACTCAACCACCCCAGGCGCCGCTACAACGGGCGCAAGTGGCTCGACTTCCTCTGCCTCGCTGTCGAGTTCGTCATCAGTGCGATCAGCGTTAAGGTATGGCGTGCCACGCAGCATATCGCGAAGGTCGGGCAGCGCAGTAACGCCACGATCTAGCAGCTGAATCCCAGCCATAACAGCCTGAGCATCTACGCCTTTCGGGAAGAAACAGCGATTCAGCTCAAACTCCACAGCCTCAGGATCGCCACCCATAAACCGAGCGGCATCCTCTAGCGCGGCCTCGACTGCTTCAGATACGTTATCAGCGGCTGTTAGCAGTGCGCTGGCTTTGCTGCTGGCGTCGATGCGTGCGGCTTCTGCGGTTTCGTTGTCTCCGCGCTCGGTGATTAGGTTTGCGCCGACTGCTAGCATTTGGGCTTCAAGGGCTTTAAGGCG